CACTACTAACCCTAACGGGTTAGATGTCGCCAGCGATGCTGACGAACCTGTCGGACACTCCCATGAACGAATTGAATGCCCGCACAAGCAAATCATTGCCCTCTACCACGAAGTTTTACCCCAGTGTCCACAAGTACGGGATTGGACACCTGCCAGAGCTACGCAGTTACGAGCAAGGTGGAATGAGGACAAGTCTAGGCAAAATTTAGAGTACTGGAAAAGGCTTTTTACCTATGTCGGCACATGTGATTTCCTTGTTGGCAAGGCGAACGATCCTAAGAAAACGCCTTTTTTTGCAGACCTCGAATGGATAACCAAGTCCGCAAACTTTACCAAAATACGAGAAAGAAAGTATGAGCCGAGATAGTGAAAAGTTAATACCTCGAAACTTGGAAGCCGAACAGTCTGTCCTTGGCGCACTGTTGCTCGATAACGATGCGATTGACCGAATAGGCGACTTGCGCGCAGAGCATTTCTACCGTGGTGAACACCGAGTCATCTTTGGCGAAATCCACAAGCAAGTACTAGCGGGCAAGACATGTGACGTCATCTCGATACACGAAATACTGGCCTCCAAGATCGAGGACTGCCTGGTCTATTTGAACCAAATGGCGCAAAACACGCCGTCAAGTGCCAACATTGCTCGTTATGCCGGCATTGTCAAAGACAAGGCTATCAAGCGTGGGTTGATCGCTTTAGGGCGAAAAGCGGAAGAAATGACAATCAACGCTCATGAGGATGCAGGGATTTTGGTTGATCGCATTTCATCCGAACTCGAGGCATTGGCGCAGACTCAGGTCAAACAAGAACCTGTCAGGGCAAGTGCCGACCTGGCGAAACATATCGAAGAGCTTGAATTACGCATGGAAGGAGGCACCAAGGCCATTTCAACGGGTTACTTGGACGTTGATAGCAAATTGAGCGGCGGCATCCGTGGTGGCGATTTGATCGTGTTGGCAGCTCGTCCCAAAATGGGGAAAACAGCATGTGCTTTGAACATCGCTCTTAACGTGGCCAGAGATTATCCGGTACTGATCCTGTCGATGGAGATGCCTCGCAGCCAGCTGCATGATCGGAACCTGGCTGTTTTGGGCAAGATTCCCTTGCCACATCTGCTCAGTCCTAACCTCATGGGCCCAAGTGATTGGAACGGATTAACTGCCGCTATCCAAAAAATTGACAACATGGATCTGTTTTTGGATGACCAAGGCGGATTGCGTCTGTTGGACGTGCGAATGAAAGCAAAAAATCTGAAGCGCAAGCACGGCCTTAAATTGCTGGTTGTTGACTACCTGCAGCTGATGGACGGGGAAGGGGATAACCGGAATGCGCAGATAGAAGGCATCACACGGGGACTCAAAGCCTTGGCCAAGGAACTCGATATCGGCATTCTGCTGCTTTCTCAGCTTAATCGTGACCTGGAGAAACGTCCTAATAAGCGGCCACAGCCCTCTGATCTGCGTGATTCAGGTGCTATTGAGCAAGACGCTGATGCAGTCATTTTTCTCTACAGGGATGAAGTCTATAACCCAGACAGCATGGACAAGGGCATTTGCGAAGTGGATGTTGCCCTTTGCAGACAAGGCGCACCTGGTCGCGTTGCGTTGGCTTACTTCGGCGAACAGACCCGGTTTGAAAATCTAGACCGCTCATGGCAACCGCATGTGCATGAACAAAAATATAGCAGGAAAGGATTGGCGGAGCATTTATGAGCAAATACAGAAAGAACAAAAAGCACGTGCCGCGCGACCCGACTAAGTGTCTCATCAAAACTCAGCCATGGCGCCTAAACGCAGTATTTGACCCATTGCTGGCAATAGTTGACCAACTGGAGCGCGACGGTACCAAGGATGTCGCTGGCAACGGCACCGCCATTTTCAAGGACGTTGTAGACGGTCACTGGTATGACAGTTCTGTAGCGATCATGGGCGTTGTTGATGCTTACGAAATTCATGAGAAGAGGGCGGGGATCAGTATCAATCTGGAGCCTTTGCGTTTACTGGCCAAGAAGCTTGAGGTGGACATGCCGGTCTTTGCCAGCGACACCGAAGCGGTTAGAGCCTGCTTTGACCGGATGCGCAGGGCGTCCATGACAATGACCCTGGGCTACGCCCAAGAATTGATCCGTGACACTCAAATTCAAGAAGCAGCACAGAAATTGCGGGAGGCCAGGTGACCAGGCAAAGAGACTATGGCCGCGATCCGTTGGACATCCTGATCGAACGCGAGGAGCGTACCTGCAAGGGCTGCGCGTTCGAGAGAAAGGAGCGGGTTTTTGACGTGAAAATCAAGATTTGTGCCAAGGGCAGACGGCACGGTAAGAAATGTACAAACTACAAGGAGCGGGAATGACGGCACTTTTCAATAATACTCATGAAGCATTGATTTTTGCTTTCAATTACTCAACTCAGCAGTATGCGTTGTCACCAATGTCCAAGCTGGCGCTGAAAGGTGCCGGCAGTGGTAAAGGCCTGGTGTCCGTGGATGGCGCAGCCCAGGCTGGAATGATACTGGCGGAGGTGGATCGTCTTAAGCCAATACATCGTTCCTGCATCATCGCCAGGTACGCAATGAAGACCGTAGAATGCAAGTGCTGCGGGTCTAATGGGATGAGCGAACAGTACAGGACCGAGATAGGAAGTCTGCGAGAACATGCTGCTGGCCAGGTAACAGGAATGTCCGTTCGAGGTATGCGCGAGATGATTGTCCGGGCATTTTATGAGCGGGGAATTTCTATCACCCAGGTCGCCACGGACTTAAACGTCCGAAAGTCCACAGCGCATGATCAGAAGAGATTAATTTGGGCGTGGCTAAAAGAGATTGATGCAACGGCCCAGACAAAAATAGCTGAGAGATTGAGCAACGTTTGCGAAAGTGAAGATTTGGAGAAGCAACTCGTTTGAACAGGATGGAGTTGTATTAAACATTCTTGGTCAATACTTCAAAGGAAAAAGACAGCAGGCCGAACAAGTCTGCTGCACTTATAGTCAAACGTAACGAAAAGTTTTTTTGAAATGTTTGTAGCATTCGGTTACATTATTAGTTTATTTGCCACACATTTCAAATCATGTGCATCAATTTACCCTCTGTTAAGGTTTTGGTTTGCCTGTTATTTGCATTGGGCAGTTTTGGTACGGCCCATGCACAAACAGTGAATATTGCCCGCCATGTCTGGAATTCACTTTCGGCAAATGAGCAGACACTTATTCAAGAAAATCGTCAAATTCAAATTCAAGAATCCGATTCGTACGGGTTTATCATCGACAATCAAGGCGTCAATGAATCTACTCCAGGTACATCTGGTGGTGCTGCGCTTGGTGTCGCGGTAGGAAATGCCGTTTATGTGGATAAGGCCATAAATTCTGGAAATTATTCTGCAAAAACACAGTTGGCGGCGATGTTGATAGGCGGAATGATTGGTTCAAGTCTCGACAGCAAACCAAATCAACAATTCCATTTTAGATACGCCTTGCGCCTTGGGAACGGTGAAATCAAGTATTTTGATCAGGTTCAGAAGGATCCATTTAGGCATCCCAGTGGCATTTGCGTCTCTGTTTCAAACTTTGCGCCTACAGAACAGCAATTATGTTCGCAAACATTGGAGTCAGTAAGGTCGCAGTATCTGACGAGGCCAAGCACCATAACTGGCGCTCAGGTATCAAATTTAGTAGCGCCCAGTGTCTCAAATGCACCTGTAAAAACGCAGGATCGAGTCAATTGCAAATTGGCTACACAGGCACCCGTTCAAACCACACGTGAGAAATGCAGTTTAATCAATGGGAGTGTTGAAGAATGAAATTAAAGTATTGTTTGCCAATTGCCTTGCTGTTTTCTGGAGTCCTTACTGGCTGCGGGACTGTATATACATTAGAGGGTGCCAAGTACGATTCCAAAGAAAAAATGCTTGATGCGTCAAGGACCATGTTTTCCGGGATTTCGAATGCCATAGTGCCTTTGCCTTCGCCTGTTTCACAGAAAAAATTGGTTTGCGCTATTCCAAGCCAATATGCGTTTGTAAATACTGCTTTAGAAAATTTTGCTAAAAAGCAGGGATCCGCTGCGACTGGGAGCGGAAAAGAGATAATAGAGACCTTAACTCAATCTAATTACTACGGTATCAAAGTATTCTGTGATGCAATAATCAGGCGCAACATTTACACATCTACACAGTTCGTTGAATTGGATTCGCTAAATGGTTCATATGGCGCGTCGCCGAACATTGATGTTGTGTATCTGGTTGAGCCGTCTCAAAATTCTGGACAATGGTTTTTTGTAACGGCCAAATCTGGCAAGCAAGTCTTTGCATATGACCGCAGCTCACCAACCCCAGCAGGGAAGGTGCAAGGGTTTATTGATGCAATACAGGTTCAGGCTATTAAGGAATAATCAGAATCATATCTATTTTACTTGACCGGAAAAAACGTCCGGTATAACATATGTTTTAGATACACGTCGTAATTGTAACCAAAAAGCCCCGGTCGCGAGATTCGGGGCTTTTCTATTTGTGCTCAATGAGTTGAGCAAACAATAGCTGCAAATAAATTCACTAGTGGAAACACGAATGGTCAATACAATTGAGTAGTGGTTATCCGTGTTGGTGCTAGTAGCTCGGCAATGCTGGAGCTGGTTTAACAGTGACGCAGATAAGTGCTGAGTCTGGCTCTGTAGCCTGTAGACGGGGCGCCGTGGGTTCGAATCCCACTTGTTGACGAACAGCACCAACAAACTTCAATGCATCCTTAGCTCAATGGTGGAGCGAGTGCCTTCCAAGCACAAGGACGAGAGATCGGTACTCTCAGGATGCTCCAAGACATCAAACAGAATGCTCGCCGGACGCCAGAGTGCCTCTTATTGGCGGGTTACAGGCACAGACACTCACGAACAAAGGCCTGGCGACTCCGCTCGAAAGGGAACTCAACCAGGTGCGGGGAGTGCCAGTAAATGAGTTTATCGAATGGGCGAAAGAAAATATGTCGACCAAGTTTGATTCATTCCTTATCGCGCTTGAGGCATTGTGCGTAGAGCACAAGGTTGCGCTTGATAATGAAACCTCTGGAAGTGAATTGCCAAGACTGCGTGTATTTGACGCAGAGGAAGGCGAGAATCATCTGACCATCAATGCCTTCCTGGCTGACTTTACGAACCAATCATGAATCGATTACAACATCCGTCAAATAACGGTGTTCTCGGCGCACCAGCAGGCTGGGATCAGAAAGTACTGCCATGCTCAGCGCTGCCGATTACGCGCACGGAAGTGGATGGCCAGCCCGCAGTTGTAAGCTTCTGGAAGCCAACCGCTGAAGAGCTGGCACTCTTGAATCAAGGCCAGGCAATAGCACTGTGGGTGATAGGTGGCACGATGCCGCCAGTGTCACTGACAGTCGAGTCATAATCGTTTAAGGAACAGAAATGGCAAAGTTTCGCAAAAAACCTGTGGTCATTGAAGCTATCACATTCGATGAACTGGTACAGCATGGCATAACGTCTGGTGCGAGTATTATCAACGGGATGCCTTGGTCGTTTAATTACCAAGGACACCCAATAACTCACGAGAATGACAACTGCTACATCGTCCCAACACATCAAGGTAGCGTTCGGTTTAATCGCGAAGATATGCTGATTACCCAGATTGATGGCGAAATCTACCCATGCAAGATTGACATCTTCAATTCAACGTACGATCCAGCTTAAATAGCCCGGTTGTTTCAGTGATGGTACGCAAATCAAGAATTGTCTCTGGATTGTCCAGGCCAATGCCGCCGAGTTCCCTATTTGAGCCGATGGCACAGCACCAGTTTGTGCCGGCGCCTGAAGTCAAAACATGGGCCTTCGAGCAAATCATCAATGAAGGCGGTGCGCTGTTCAATGTTGACCACGCGCATCTACAGTTTGCCGAGGTAGCGTTCTTGTGGGCTGCAGCGGGATTCAACAAGCATGGGCGAACAGTGCTTGGTCAATGCGAAGACCTAACGTTTCGCTGTGGACCATGGCAGAAGGGTAGGCAAGAGCAGCAGATGCGCGACTGGTTCGGCATGGTGCCGGATTTCTTGATAACTCTGGATGCAAGTCACTGTGCTCAATGCTCAGACATAGACTTCTGCGCATTGGTTGACCATGAGCTTTACCACATAGGGCAGACACTCGACGAATTCGGCCAGCCTGTATTCGCCAAGGATGGACAGCCAAAGCTTTCAATGCGCGCTCATGACGTGGAGGAGTTTGTAGGGGTGGTCAGACGCTACGGCCCGTCAAAGGATGTGGCAAAGATGAT